CTGAAATGCTGTTATTAGCTGACAAGATAGAGTTAAATTTTGTTTCTCCAAATCCTTCGGTATTTTCGTTGTAGTCGTTAGATACATACAAATAGTGCATTGTGTAATCAGGAGCTTGATACAATACAGGTTTAATCTTTTGAACAATCTTTTCAGGATCAACATATGCAGTCTTTTGATTGTTTTGCTCAATTTGCAAGTAACAGCTATTGTCTGTTAATCTATTTGCAGCAATGGCAATTTTAATGCTATTAACAAACATGTATTGTATAGGAGTGTATGTAGCTGCTGCATTTTTAAGAGCACTCACTTCTGACAGTAACCATTTTGAGTTGATAGCATTTTGATTATAAGCTGGATAAAATACACATCCTGTGTTGTTAGTTGTAAAATCCTGTAATGACAAACAGTAAGGTGTGTCAATTCGTAATGTTATTGATGATTTCAAAGGTAAAAAGAAGTTAGTGGCCGCCGTAGATGTACCGCTTAAACTGATTTTGCCTTTGGCGACTGTAACGGTTACACCGTTTTGCTTTACTGAGCAATCTGCCAAATTAGCCAAATTTATACTCTTAGTAACATCAAATAATTCGCTACTGTCTACTTTTTCGCCAAATTTATTTATGACATCGGCTGCTAAGTTGACAGCTCTGACCGTGCCTGCTGCATCTTTAATTCCGTCCATAATGCCATAACCTGCAAGAGTATTGGCTTTATTTGCTTTTTTTGCAAGATTTGCGTCGGCCGTGTCAAGCCTTGCTCCAAGTGAATTTTGACCGCCTCGGGCTGTGGCTATTTCGGACTTCACGGCTTCTATGCTCGCTTCACCGCTGATGAAGCGTGTGTTCAGGTCGGCAGAATCACCTCTTGCTGTGGCTATTTCGGTTTCAAGTGCAATTGCTCCGTCTGTTGCCCGTTCAATCCCCCCGTCCATATGGTTGAGGTTGTCGGCATTGAGAGCAGGAGCAGAGCCGTTCACAAAGCCGATTTTATTGTATTTGTTCATTCTCTTTTATTTCCTTTCCTAATCGCTTTTTACCCTTTGATGTGAGGGTAGTTATAAATCCGTCCATTTTCTTATTGAACACAAATGTTTCGATTGTCGGCAAATCCTTAAACGGAGTTTTAATTGTGTACTTATCGCCTGCCTCAAGCCACCAATACGAAAACAGCTTAATTTTTGTCGGGCGGTATTTATATACACTGCCAAAAAAATTAGCAGAATTATATTTAGCACCGATATCACTTGCTGTTGTTCTGCACCTCATCAAAATATTATCGGAAACATACCACGAAAAATCGTTACTGCTGCCATACAAATATGTTTTTTTATCGGCAAACTTAGCACTGTACATACGGATAGGTTCAAGTTCGTAATCCTCAAAAGACAGGTCCTTGTATGAATCAACGGTATCTACCGACTGTTTGCCGTAGAGCGATAAAAATTCAAGATTCCCGTATTTAGGGTCAATCATCGCAAAACACAAGGATAATTCCGCATAAGCCTGAATTAAATCTGATAGGGAAATATTCTTTATAACCTTTTCCACGCAGGCATCATCAAAATTAAGAGGCAAACTTAAAATATCAAGTTTCGGCAAGTATGAAACAGCCTTCACACCGTAATCTTCCCACTTATCATAAAGGGCGCTGTATAGATGCATAAAAGTTTCGTCTTTTGCATAGTGAGCATAACCATAACCAAAACTGCCGTCCTCGTTCTCTTTGCCTGCAAACCACAAAGACACATCCACCTTTGACATATCATAAAAAGCGTCATAGGCTGTGATTTTGACGATGTTACGCTGTTTTTTATCTCTTTGAGCCGACTGAATTTTACCGTAGAAAACAGGACATTCAACCGTTCCTGTTTCGGCAGGACAAATAAGAGTATTTGACGGGTACAAATCATCTGACGGATACAGCTCCGATTCAAGATATGTTGCCGTTATGATGACCTGTACCGTCTTTCCTATCAAAGCCGAGCAATCATAATCAATGAGTTTCACGCTCATTTCAGAGGCTATGCAACCGCCGAATTTCAATTCTTTTTCAACGATTTCATTTTCAAGCGAAAAGCTGTCAAGCACGATACTTTCGCCGGTTATATCCTCAAAACTGCCGTCAGGAGAATGCAGGGCAACAGTATTGTAAAGTGTGTTTGTTTTCAGCTTATCAGCAATTTCTTTAGATACAAGCATTTTTAAGAATCACCCCTTAATACTCAATCAGCTCAACCGTAATCGGCTGATAGGTTATATCACTTTTTTCGGCATTCATTACGGTATATTCAATATCAGGAATATAAAAATAAGAGGTGTAATAGCTGTTCGTTTCATCGTTCCAATAAGTTACCCTGCACTTTCTCTGTAATTTATTCGCCATTGAGAGGTTGATAATCGACTGAAAATCAATCTTTTCGTTAAGATGAAGAATGTGAGTTGAAAACGAAATTTTTGTTTTGTAATTTGGCAGCGTTGCCCTTTGAAGTGTACCTATCTGATCTCGTTCCGCAGAAGTTTCAAGTCGCTGATTCGGAGTTGACGAAAATGCGTTAATGTACTTATTTGGCATGATGTTGTTGCCGAATTTAAGCAAATAGCCGTTATAATTTGACATATCATTCCCCCTTTATGCAAATGCGGATTTACCGTTGTGTCTGCGTCTGTAAAGCTCATCCTGCCTTATCATTTCTTCAAAAAGCGTTGAACCCTCAAGTTCTGCCGTAAACGAATAAGTGTTGCCGCCGTTATTGCGGAAGATAATGAACATTTCATAAATGCGTTTAAGCAGGTCAAGAATTTGCGTAAGAATCACGGTATCCTGACCGCCCGAATTGTCGAGCATACCCTGCAACTTGTTGAGCGGAGAAATAACCTCAGGATTGCCGCTGTTAGCACCTGCGTTATCGCCGACAACAGCAAGTGTCGGAGCTTTAACAATACCGCCTTTTGCAAATTTTCGTGCCGGTGATTCCGTGGGTTCTTCAAATCTCGGAATGAGAGGCGGATTTTCAGGCATTGAAAAGCTCCAATCCTGTCCAAATGCCGCGCCGATAACACCCGCAATTCCGCCGATTGAATTAACAACGCCCGAAACAAAGTTATAAATACCCGTCCACAACGCATTTATGCCGTCAATGATTGCGTTTATAATGAACTTAAACACGGCGCAAATGCCGTCCCAAATGCCTTTGAAGAAGTCGTAGATACCCTGCCATGCTTTTTTCCAATCGCCTGAGAAAACACCTGTAATGAAGTCAAGAAGACCGCCGAATGTTTTCTGTATAGAGGTAACCAACTCACCGATAAATGTAAACACATTATCAAACACTCTTTTTACGGCATTGAAAACATTCTGAAATATAGGTCCCCAAAAACTGACAAGCCAGTTTACAAACGGTGACAGGAAGTTATTCCACACAGTTGAAACGCAGTCTGCAACCTTGCCGAAGAAATTTATTGCACCCTCAAAAACAGGCTTAAGCCAGTTTTCCCAAGCTGACTTTACGATTGCTACGATAAAATCCCACGCAGGCTTAATCCATTGATTGTAAACATTCATCAGGGTTGTACCGATATTGGTAAACATATTGCAGACATTCTGAAAAATCTGCTGTCCGTTGCCGTTCCACCAATTACTGATAATTGTTCCGATATCTCCGAAAATTTGACCGATAAAGTTAAACACATCTGCAAACTGCAATTGTAAATTTTCGAGAAATTCAGTGATTGTTGCACCGTCATTTTCAGTCCATTCCACAAGGCTTTCGGTTGCAGTTGAAAACGCACCCGAAACGACTTCGCCGACTGAGCCCGCAAAGGTTGTAAGACCGCTTAAAAGATTGGAAATTGATTCTTCCATTTGAGGGCGAACATTGTCAATTGCATTGCCTGCAAGTGTACCGAAATTATCAAAAAAGATTGAAAGGTTGTTATAGCCGTTTGTAAGATTGTTGCCTATGGTGTCGATAAAGCCGATAATCTTTTCCCTGTCTTTTGAAATCCACTTTGCAACACCGCCTGAAATGGTCTGAAACGACTTTCCGCCGATTGTCGCAACCGCTCCGAATGCAGAACCGATTGCCCCGAGTTTTGCAGAACCGACCTTTTGCATTGTGCCGAATGCCTTTTGAACTATGGGAACAGCATTATCAAAAACGGTCTTGCAGTTCTTGCCTATAGCTGACCAATCAACCTTGTTAATACCTTTCTGTACATTCTCGACAAAACCTTTAAATCCGCTTTTTTCGTATAGATTTTTGAATGCACCCGAAAGGTTTTTGCTTGTGTCCTTGACAACATTCTTTGCAACAGCTCCGCCTGATGAACCGCCTGAAGAGCTTTTTGATGAGGAGGTGTCTGACTTTGAAGATGAGCTGTCAGAGCTTGAAAGCACATTCAGCTTATCAAAGCCCGCAACACTTCTCTTTGCTTTTTCGGAACTTTTCTGAACATTATCAAGTGACTTTGAACTGTCATCTGCCGTATCCGTAAGGCTTTTGGCAGAATCGGACGCAGATTTGATATTGCTTGCGGTGTTGTTGCCTGTATCCCAGCCAAAGACCTTTGAAAGCGATTCAACCGCACCTTTGGCATATTCCGTTAAAGTCGCAAGTGCGGAACTCAACCGCTTTACAACCTGAGTTGCCACCTGAAGAATAGGCTGACCGACTACGGCAAGGAGCTGTTTCCAACTTTCTCTGAGGTTGCCCGTTACATTCTCCCAACCGTCTGCTTCACGGCTTGCCTGTCCCATAGCACCCGAAAGCTGATTAGCGTCCTTAACCATTTGCAAAAGCGTGAGCTGTTTCTGCGATTCCGACAAATCCGTAAATGACTTGCCATACAGCTTATTAGCCGCCGCATTTCGTGTGGTTTCAGTACAGGACAAACCGAGTGCGGCGTCATTTTCAAAGTTACCTTTGAGGAATGATTTCAGGCTTTCTGCGGTGTCTTCAAGCGAACGGTCGTAATATGCGGCGCTGTCGGCTGTTACCTGTAAAGCCTCCTGCATCATTCCCAAAGCACTTGAACTGTCCATACCCGTAGTTTTTGCAAAGGCATAAATGCTTGTGCCGACACCCTGTAATCGGGTTTCAAGAATACCGCTTTGATCGGCAACGCTCTGAATGGCTGATTCTGCCTGCGACTGCATTGTGCCGAAAGTCTGTTCAAACTGCGAATTTGCCGCATTGACTTCCGCAGCCGATTCAATGCACTGCTGACCGAACTCCTTGATTTTGGCAACGGAAAAGGCGGCAACCACAGCCGCACCGATTTTCTTAAACGAAGATGAAACCGAATTGCTTAACTGCTCACCGCTGCCTTTGATGTTTGAAAACTCTTTCTCGGTTTTCTGAGAAACGCCCTCCGAAACCTTTGAAAAGGACTGTTTCATATCCGTGCTTACATTTTCAAAATCTTTTGAAAGACTTGAAAATGCCGAATCAAACTTTTTTGTAATTGAATCGGAAATCTTATGCAATGTTTTGGAAATATCATCACCCGTAAGCCTGACATCAAGCTCAATTTCACCCGCCTTTGTCGCCATATTCACCACTTCCTTTCATTTTAGATTCTTTAAAAACAGGCATAAAAACAGCGCACACCGTTATGATGTACGCTTAAAAAAATTGCAGAAGAATAGCCACCCCGTTTGGAGTGGCTTTTTGTTTTATTTGTTGAGTTCGTAGTATTTGATGTCGATTTTCGGAAGTGACACATTGTTGCCCATTACGGTTTCATATGTATAGTCGCCGTCACAAGTTCCCCAGAATGTGATTACATCATCTTCAAGGAGTTTGTCCGCACCATCAGGAATTTCTACAGTTGCGTAGATTGTATCAGTCCACAATGGTTCATCAAGATACTCATTTTCTTCTTTGGTTATATTGATTCTCAGGTCAACCGAATCGCCCCAGCCTTCCTGAACCTGAATAATCTGACCTTCAAACTTGTAGTCATTACCTTTGTACTTGTCAGGGTTTCTTGAAAGAGTTTTAAAGTCGATTGTTTTGCAACTGTCTTTAAATTCTTTTTCAACCTTCTTCGGGTCTTTAGTAGGCTTTTCTGTTGCAACTTCTTTTGTGGTCGGTGCTTCTGTCGCTTTTTCAGTCGCTTTTTCAGTTGCTTTTTCTGAACTCTGATTTGCAACAGTAGTTTCCTGCTTTGATTTGTTTGAACCGCTGTTACCGTTAATTGCACCGTTTACACCGCCAACAATCATAATAGCAACAACGATAATAACCCAAAAATACCAACGCTTGTAAATTTTCTTCTTTGCATTTGCAGGATTTACGGTTGCCGAGGTTGAATCGTTTCCGCCAAAGCCTGCACCGCACTTGTCGCAAAATTTTGCATCGTCCTTTAATTCGTTTCCGCAATGTGGACATTTCATAAACATACACTCTCCTTAATAAATTTATTAGTGTATGTTACATTTTATCACTATGTATTAACATTGTCAAGAATTTTGTAGATACAGTGAAAATTATGTACAAATTTACAGATTAGCGAAGAAGTTTTGAAATTCTGCAAGAACGGTGTTCATATCTTCGTCTGAATAGTGCTTTATATTCCTTGACCGCCACTTGTTGCGGATTTTATGCTGTGACGAAGTAAAGTTTTTCAAGACCTCTTTGTCGGTTTCAAGGCGAATTTGAACCGTTCTTGCAAGCGGTGTCTCGGGTCCTAAGCCTTGCAGAAGTGAGCAGAACTCATTCCAACTCATTTTTGCAAAATCCTTTGAATAAATGCTGACCCCGTACTCCGAGCGAAAGCTCGACACGATTAAATCAAAGTCATCAATCAGGTCGTAGCCGGGGTCTGAACTTCCCCCTCGTCAGTCAAATCGCCCTGTACAATTTTGGCAGATTCGCTGATAAGGGTGCTGAAATCGTGAATATTCAGCTGTAACTTTTCAATCTTTTCTCTCTCGGATTCATCAAAAAGAAGATGATACATTTTGATAACATCTTTGTTCTTGCCGTTGCCGTCCTCAAAAATTGCCGCAAGTTTGAGAATTGAAACTGCGTCATTGTTGATTGCAAGGTCAACATTTTTAACTCTGACGCTTGGCTTTTCCTCAAAATTAAGTTTGTCTGTAATATCAATTAACTTTGACATAATCGTTCATTCCTTTCGTTTTTTAAGCGGCTGCTGTATATACGGGTTTACCGTTTGACATAACTTCAAATTCAAGCGGAGCAACACCCGTACTTGCGCCTGCACCGTTTGATGTAACGGATACAACTGCATTTTTAAAGAGGACGGTTGCACCGTTGGGGAAGGTCCACATAAACGAAACTTCTGCCTTTCTGCCGTTTTCAAATGCAAGGGCGGCAATCTGGTCATTGCCTGCGTCACCGATTGTACGCTTGCCCTTTACCGAAATTGTGATTGATTTTGCTGTCATAAGCCTTGACTTCCAGCCCTCGTTTTCAAAGGCTGTCCATTCCTCGACACCGTTGTCAAATGCAACGGAAAATTCTTCGCAGTTAGCAATATTTGTCGTGGCGGATTCTGTTCCTGCCTTGCCAACCGCAAACTGATTTTCATAGCACGGGAATACTCCCGATTCAACTTTTGCCATAAAATTACTTCCTTTCGTAATAAAATTTAACTTCAATGACCTGCTCATACACACCCTTGTCATCTGTTCCCACATCAACTGGTTCTTCCGTGAGCAGTTCGATTATATAGATTTTGTGTTCCTTAATTTCAACATTTTTAATGCCGTAAAGCGTTTCGTAAAGTCTGCGTGCAAACTCCTCGGTTTCTCTTGCGTTGTCGGTGTAATGGATAAGCAAAGACACGCTTATTGTATCGTAGGTACTTTCACCGCCGATTGCCCTTGTGGGTGTTCCCGACTGCTTTAATGAATACACACCGATTGACCTGTCCTGCTTGTTGTCAAGCTTGCCGATGTAATAATGCTCGGCTGAGGTAACGCTTTTGAGCCAATCTCTGATGTCCGATAAGTAAATCAAAGTCCTGCTTCCTTTCTGTATAATCTTGCAAATGCCCGACTGCAAAAATTCTGCCGTGTACCGCCCTCAAGCCACGGTGAGAACCATTTACCGCCGGCGGCAATGTTTTCCTTACGGCTGAAATTATACTCGGGATGAAAATACAACCGCCTTGCATACGGAGTGCTTGACACTATTTTAACCGTGCCGTTCCAACTCTGCGCACAATCTTCAAAGGTGTTTTCGTTCTGAAGATTGCCCGTATCAAACGGCATTACCTGCGTGTTTTTCACCTGTGTAAGAAGTGCGTCACCTGTCTGTTCAAGAGCCTGTTGCTTTGCCTTGTCAAGCTGTTTTACAACAGGCATATTGAGTTTGATTTTTGATGATACCGAAAATCCCATTAAATCACATCCAATTCCGTAAAATTAACTGTGCCGTCGGGGTTGCGGTGTTTTGTACCCTGTACGATGTTTCGTTTTACGCCGTCAAGGATTACAAAGCCACCGCTTAAAGTGGGGCTGTCGGGGGCAATATCTCCGTCAAAAAGCAAGACAGCCGACACCTGAACAATTTTCTGCTCTTTGGTATAGACCGTCTTTGCCTTTGACTGCACATTGCATACAGCATTGCCTCCGCAGCGGAGATTTGACGGATAAAGATTTTCGGAGGGATACAGATTTTTGCATTCAAACACGGTCAGGGGTGCTCCGTCTTCGGTAACACCCTCACCGTAGATTGTGACCTCGACAGGAGTTTTGCAGAACTGCTTTTTTACAAGTGACGGAAATTTCACGGTTTTCACGCACCTTTCAGATTGCAGGATAACAAAGTCCTGTTGATTTTAGCAACGCATAGAGGTCGGCAGGAATTGCCACTCCGCTGATACACATTAAATTCCAGCTTGCGCCAAATTCCATTGATGTGCCGTTGATTGAATAGCTTTTCAGGTAGGAAGAAATCATATCGGCATTTTCTTCTTCAAAAGCAGTAAGTCTGCTATGCACTCTGCTGATGATTCTCTTCTGCATTTCCGAAAGTTTTTCAAAATCAATGCGGTTAAAAGTCAGAACATCAATGTGTTGGGCAGAGATAATACTGTTTTCATCTCCGCCCTGATGTTCAATGTAATCGGCATACATTACGCAACCGCCGTTGTGTCAACATCGGCATAAATGCTGTCAATTTTGCCGTCCTTGCCGTTCGGGAATACGAATGTATCGGAAAGCGAACGGTTCTGATAGAGCCAGCCGTCACCCTCTGTGTGTGAGCCGGGAGCAAAGAAGTAAATGCTTGAAATCTTCGGAACAGTCTTGCAGGTTTCACCGCAGGCAACAAGAACATTGATTTTGTGAGCGCCTGTTGCAGGCTCAAAACCGCCGTCATCGGGATTAAAGTTGAAGTTATCGTAGAAACGCTCATCGTCAATAACCTCGATGATAGGGCAACCGTCAATCTCGGTCACTCTTGTTTCAATACCGATACCGCCCTCTGCAATCTGTGTAAGCTCAATCTTACGAGTGAACTCCGTTGACTGTTCAAGGCAGTCCATAATGTGAGATATCACATAGGCAACAAGTGTGCCTCTTGCCTTGTATCTGCGGAGTTTGCCGGCAGAGAGAATTGTTTTGAGCTTTGAATAAGCGTTCTCCTTAGTCCATTCTGACGCCTTTGTTGATGAATGGTAGCCGTCTGTTGCCTGAGCCTTTGTTGCAACCTTCGAGAAGAAAAGTGCGTCTGTTTCGGGAGCAACCTGTGTCTGCTCAAACACCTTTGAAATATTCTCAACCTTTGCGGTTGCGTTAGTTTCGTCAACATCTGCCTTATCCACAAGAAACTCAATATCACGGTCGTGTTCGCAGGTGAACGGAACATCTGTCTGAATATATTTGCCCTTGTTCCAACCGCCGTTGCGATTGTGGGTCTTAAAGCCTGATGTGCTCATCTGTGTGAAGTGGAAAGTTCTTGCGCCAACCCACTTTACATTTGAAGTGATGAAGGGTGATGTGAGTGTACCCTGAACGAGAATTTCGAGCAGGTCAGGGCTGAACTGCTCGGCATAGTTATTTGTGTTTGCCATGATTTTTCAATCCTTTCTTTGGTTAAATATTAAATCTGTTCCATTTTTTGGTAGGAACATTTGCCTTTGGTTTTGTACCGTCCGATGTACCGTTGCCGTCACCGCCGATTTTCTTAACTCCTGTGCCGTTCTCGGCAGGTTTGCCCTTGAGTGCGGGGATATCGTCAAGCACCTTTTTAACAGCCTCTGTCAGCTTTTCCGCATTGACCTTGCCGTCTGTCACAGCCTTTGAAAAGTCTGCAATTTTAAGCACATACGGAACGGTTGCAATGTCAACGCCCTGTTTTACGGCTTCGAGGGTTGCCGACTGGTTGACTTCTGCCATAAGCTTTGCGTTGTTTGCAGATTCAACTTCCGACTGCATTTTTGCAAAGTCGGGAGTGTTCTCGGCTTTCTGCTTTTTAAAAGCACCGATAGCCTCTTTCATCTCATCGGCTGACAATCCCTGCTCCTTAAAATATGACTTCAAAACGGTGTCCTCTGTCACGCTCTGTTTGCCTGTAATAAGGCTTGCGAGCTTGTCGTAATCAAAGGCAGGAGCGTTTCCCTGTGGAGTTCCCTGCGGTGCAGGTGTCGGTTCATTGGGGGTTGGTGTTGGATTTGGTTCTGCCATTTTTTCATATCCTTTCAGTTTTTCGGGTGTCTCCCGTAATCAGTTTATAGAGTGTCTCTCTGTTTCAGTTTTGCACGGTGTCTCCCGTAGTTTAATGTCTTCGGACAATAAAAAAGCACCTTACATATTCGTAAAGTGCTTAATCCGCTTTTTCTGTTTTTTCTGTTTTAACTGCTTTGGCTCTCGGCTTTTTGGGAGCGTCAGACTTGACCTCTTCTGCAAAACCGCCGTCAATGAGTTCCTTTGCTCTCTGCTCGGAGCATTCAAAAACTTCATTCACATGTCGGGTTACATAACCGTTCTGCCTGTCGTTAAATGCTGTTGTTACTCTGATTTTCATTCCGTCACCACCTTTCTAAACCGGTCGAAATCGACGGGTTTAAATACAAAAAGCACCCTATAATCAACATTGCTGTCGGTTATAAAATGCTCAATTCGTAATTTTATGCTGTTTTTGTGAATTGCATATAACAAAACCGCCCTTTTTACGGAGCGGTTTTTTTAATTAGTAGCTGGTTTCAAGTGCAGTTAATGGAACTATTTTCATTTCATAAACATCTTTATCGTTTTCCAAACACTTGTTTATGGCTTCAACAATTTTGTTTTCAAATGTTGCTCTGTCAAATTCATATTCAAAATAGAAATCAGGAAAAGAGCCTTCACCGAAAACTCTTTCATATTTTTTTATGGCATTTTCGGTACTGTTCTGATATTCAAGATTTTCGTGTACACTCATACTATTTCAACTCCTTCATAATATTCAAAAAGCTACTATAACTATTGGGAAGATATTTTTTTACATATTCAAGCTCCAAGCCTCCGCAGGTTTCTGCGCTCATTATATTAGCCCACGTTTCGGATGCTGTTTCATAATCTCTTACAATAGACTTTACTTTTGCTTGATTACTTGCATCATAACCTAAGTTTATGTATACCTTTTGTACATCTTTTTCTATTTTTAATTGTTTAAAAGAAGAATATATGCGGTTATAATTGCTATCTTTATGTTGCCATTTCATTTTTGTGCGTTTAGTGCCAAACATTCCGCATATTGCATCTTGAACTCCTGCACTGGCAGATGAACTAAATAAATCATCCCTAAAGGTACTATCAAAGATTTTTGTGCTTAAAGCACTTTTATCTTTTCGCAATGCTTTTAGAAATTCATCACTTATACTGGCTTTATTTTTTATCAAATTATTAGATAATTTTACACTTTGTTTTATAGCGTCAATTTCTCTAAAATTAAGGTTTTTAAATACACCCACATAATCAATAAAATGCCCGTATTCGTGTGATAATATGTTGAATTTACTTCTACCGTCAGCTAGTTGGTTTTTATCGGGATATCCATAACTTATTTCTTTTAAGTCAGAACGATAACAACCTCCAGACGGATTGTATTTTACACTGTTCAGTTGAGAAGAATAATTTTTATAGGCTCTTTTGATATTGTCGTTTGAATTATTATTCAACAAATCAAGAAATTCTTTTGTATCTTGAATAGTCGGACTGGAGTTTGCAATAATTGAAATATTATTTGCATCAACAGTAGTCGTCTTTTTATTAATTATACCACTTTCAGCGGATTTTGCAACAGCTTCATCCGAAATCTTGTTGACATTCCCTGCCTTTTTCGCCTTTTCTTCAAGCGTATTCGCCCTATCGTGCCACTCATCGGCTCGGGTTTGGGCAATGCGTTTATTGTCCTCGTCAAGACTGTATTCGGCACGGCGGTCAAAGCGTTCTGCCTGTCGCTGTGCATACTGCTGTTTTTCTTCAATTCCTCGCTGACGGTCAAGCTCTTTGATTTCATCTTCAGACAACGGTGCGTCCAAATCATCAAGTTCGGGATAATATGTACTCGTACTGTCCTTGCACCGTGGATGAAACAAACCGTTCTTGATTGCGGTTGAGAGAAGCGGATAGTTTCCGTCTGATTTTTTGCCGTTTGAATACACATCGTCAATAAACACCTTGCCGATATATTTTGCACAATCGGGGCAACCGCCCTGTCTTGAGTTCACAACAACAAGGGATACTCCCCATTCGGCTCGCTTTTCGCCCTCACCACGCAGATAGGCTCTTTTGTTGGCCGTTTTAACCGCCATGTCCGCATAATCCGAGAGCGTGTGCCTTGCACCGTTCTTGTATTCCACACAATTAAGACCTGCGTTGAGCATATCTTTGCAAGCTATATCAACGGCTTTTTCGTATGTAACCGCACCCGTGTTCATTGCAACCTGTGCGTTAAAAATCGCCTTGCGGTACTTGTCGTTGCTCATACGCAAAACCGCCGTTTCTGCCCTCTTTAAATCGTCTGTGGTCGATTTTATGAGTGCGTCAAGTTTACGGTCATTCACCTTAAAAAACTCGGCTGTGCTGTGTGCTGACGGCTTTTTCGGGGCTTTGAAACCATCCTTGACAGCTTCAAGAATTTCTGCCTCCTGACTTGCATTTCCGTCAGCTTTGGCGGTGCGAATCATCTCTTCAACCTTGCTGTTAATGGCTTTGAAACGCTTGCCGAATTTCTTTGCGTTGTGCTTGCGGTACTCTTCAAGACTTTTGAGCTGTTCAGCCTGCCATTGTGTCCAGCAAAAATTATTTTTATCTTCTTCGGCTCTGTGACGGCTGAAATTTCTCATCATGCTGTCAATCAGTTCATCTTCGATTTTTTCAAAGGCTTCTCTGATATTGTAATCACTCATTGTTTACCTGTGTATCGTTCTGTTCGGGATTGCTTTCGGTTTTTTCTGCATTATTTTCCGCATTTTCTTCATCATCTGCGTTATTGTCATGTTCTTCTGTGTCGGTAAGGTCCACATCGTCAAGCTCCGATTTTTCTTCTTCGCCTGCAATGCCCTGTTCTTCCTTAATTCTCTGAACCTCTTCGGCTTTCCAATCCTCCGACTTGCTGTCGCCGTAAAGCTCGTCAACCGAGGTTTCAACTGACATCAAACCGCCCTGTCTTGCTTTTGACACGGTTTCAACCTGACTTTCAAAGCTCGGATTTGCATATTCGCCGAAGTTTACGGACACTTCCAAGCCCTCAACAATACCCTTGCCGTTAAGTTCACCGTCTGCATTGAGTACAACTTCAACAAGGCTTTGAAGTGCGTTCTGCGTGATTTTGACAAGATTCTGCCTTGTGTAAAGGGTTGTCTTTTCCTTTTCACGCTGAGCGTCTGCATTATCAAGCTTCTTCGTATCAATGCCGAGAGTTGACGGCGATATAATGCCCTGCAAACAAAGGTCGAGGGCAGTAATGTATGAACTCAAATAGCTTTCGTGCTGAATCTGCGGACTTTCGGTGTAAATCCTGTTGCCGTTGCCGTTTTCAGACATATCGTTGCCCACGGTGATAAATCGGTTGTCAAACGGATTTGGCGATATCGGCTGACAGGTTTCGGGATTTCTCGGAACAAGGCAACCAGGCACATACTGCTTTGTTCGGCAGGCTCTGAGTGCGTCCATCCACTGTGACCACACTTCATCAAGGCTGTCGAAAGCGTCTGTTTTTATGCCGATAATGCCCGCACCTCTGCCCTTGTGGCACGATTTGCCGTAAAGGACAGGTACAGCCCACATATATGATTCGTCAAATGTAACGCCCTTTGAATCAATCCACGAAAGAGCGTCAACCGTGTGCAGGTCAATCTCTTTGCCGTTGTCATCATACAAAGCATAGTGAATATAGCCGTAACCGTATGTTTCTTCAAAACGGTAACGGCGGTGTTTTTGCGTGTAATCGGTGTAAAACTTAACCTCTCGGATTCTGCCGCGCACATATGTAAAGTCGATGTTTTCGGCAGGATACCATTCAACAATCGGAACATCTGATACAGCCGTGTCAAAGCTGACCTTAAAAGCACCGTCACCAACAACACATAGGTCACGGAGCATTTGCTTAACCGTGTCGGACAGCTTGTTCTGCTTTTCAATATCTTCCCAACGCTCTGCATAAGCGGTTGAATTTTTACTTGTAACATCTGTGCCGTTGTAGTCGGCAATTACGATATTCACAAGCGTTTCGCAGATGAGTGCCGGCAAACCCGTGTGTATTTTACGGATTTCAAGCCCCTTTGTGCTTTTTGCCGCCCAAAACATAGTTTTGTTTGTATCAATCTGCTTGTACAGCTCCGCAAGCTGTCTGCTGTTGCCCCAATACCAAATGCGATTGATAAAGCACTCGGTCAGATGATTGCTTGTTTCGGTGACGGTAATTGTTTTGTCGCTTGCAGGAGTAATCTGCAAAAAGTTTTTAATTCCCGATCTGATAGATTCAGCCATTCTGTTAATCAGCCCCATTTATTTCACTTCCAATAATATTTTTAAACGGCAGCCACGCATATTGACCGCTGTTAATGCAATGGTCGTGACCGTCCTCGGGTGTGTTGTCTTTATCCTCTCGCCAGCTGTAAATTTCAAACTCGGCAATCGTGTTTTTACAATGTTCAAGCACAAAATAACAGTCGGTGGCAAGCCAGCCGAGTACAAGATTGATTCGGTCGATAATCTTCGTTTTCTTCCATGCATTTGCAAAGTCATAGACACAGCCGTGCTGTCGCTTATACTTTTGAAATTCGGTAATAGTCGCTTGGTCGGCGCTGTCAATAAAAGCCGTGCGTGCAAAGCCCCATTCATCACGGTTGCGGTCAAGAAAATCAATAAAATTCTTCACCGTGTCACTCGGGGCAATAGGTGTTTGCATTTCAGCGTTGTTATAAACTCTTTCATCAAGCTGAACACACTTGCCGTGATTGGTAATGCCGTAAAATGTCATTGCGATAGTGTCAGGCGACTTCTGCGAATAGGCGGTATCAAGACCTGCGGTGAACTGAACAAAGTGTTCCGACTTGCGGTTACAGTTCAAAAACTTTTCTGCCCACTCTTTTGATTTGATATGTCTTGCCCTCTCAAAATTCGGGAACACAAGACCTGTTGCTCTGCCTCGCAAACCTAAGATTTTATTTTTATAGAGCTTTGTACCTTTCGGCGCAGAGTTCTTTTTCTTTTCAATCTGTTCGGGTGTAAGACTTAAATTGTCGGCAAAAGAAAAGAACCAATACCGCCAATTCGGTACAGGTTCTTCGGTAAGCTCCGCCGTAATCTCGGGAGGAACATTGTTTTCATATTTTTTAAAAGGACGGGAGCGGTTGACAAACTCCTTATACACAGGCAGGCTCGGATCATCGGGATTCAGCGTTGCAAGCATATAGTCATTACGGGTTGACATCTCTCGGATAAACTCGATATCAGCGGTGTTGATTTCGTCAATATAAACGCACCCAAACTGCGCACCGAGAACCATTTCCCACTTATCCCGACTGCTGTAACCGAGAATATAGATAATTTTGTCCTCAAACTTGATATGCGGGAGCTTGTAATCCTTGTCGCCGTTACCGCAATAGACAGCGTTGCGGTGCAAGTCGAGAATACCGTTGTCCTGTTGGATTATAGTTTCCTCAGCCTTGCCCGTAGTTTTGGCGGCAATTGCGTGAAGCTTCTTCGGTGACTGCGACACCATTCGCATAAACTTAACGCCTGCTCCGACGGTAGTTTTGCCGGACGCTGTAGTTCCTTCAAGAAATTCAGCCGACACATTCGTTGTGTTGATGAAGTCAATGTATTTTTGCGACAAAGGAAAGCTACTCACTCAAGCCCTCACCGCCTAACTGTCTGAACACATCAGAGAGCTTTTCGGACTGCTCAACCTTTGCGTCAACCTTAACGGTGTATTCGCCCGTCATCTTGTTGAGCGTGTCAATCGCCCTGATTCTGTCGGAGGTGTCCTGCCCGTCATTTCTTGCAATGTCGGACAAAGCAACCTGTCTGTCCTTTGCACTCATAATGCGCTCGTCTTTGAGCCTGTCGGACAGCTGTTTGATGTATTTTGAAACTCCAACATTCTCCAACAATTCATACGCTCTTGCGTTTGCGTAATTTTCTGAATATCCTGCCTGTATCGCACTCTGAACGGTGTTACCGCTCTGCGCATAATATTCCGCAAACTTCCTCTGCCTTGCATTTAATTTGTCTTTCACGGTACCACCGCCCTTTCTAAAAATCAGCAAAAGAAAAGACAGCACATTTCTGTACTGTCTTTAAACACAGGTTTCCGGAGTTGCACCGGAATCTGTAAAAACTGTTTTCCTATTTAAACTATCCCCTGCGTTTATAATATTATATCAATAAATTTCTAAATATTCAAGTGTTTTCTTTTTCTTTCCCATTTATTCAATAATACACTTACATATTTCTGTTCTTTATCAGTCAATTGACGATCTCCAATTTCATTATGTTCATAGCCCAAATGGGTATGTGGCATCATTCCATTATGAGGTCTACCTTTAACGTCAATTTGTTTTATTCTTTCGCCGTAGTTGTCATAAAAAGTAACACTTTTGATGTTGCTCTGTTTGTCAAGAGTAGCATACACTCTATTTTTTGTCATAGTTTCCATAGGAGCTTTTATCGAAGTATTACCATTCATACGAATTACTTTTATTTCACCAAATTGAGCAACTGTGTGATATTCTGTACCGTACTTCTTGCCCCTATCACTTATACCGCTTGAAGAGCCTCTTCCGCCCATTATTCTGACCTCCTGAATTTTTCCTGAAATGATTTGATGTTGATAATGTTCTCCTTGCATTCTTCGGGGACTCTGCCGTAGAAGATAATTGTTTCAGGCTGTAAGCGTTCAATCATTTCTTTGTAGCCTTTCAAAAACAGTTCTTTTTTATACATCAATTTCACCTCACAACACAAAACCGCCCTCAAACGAGAGCGGTCTGTGCGATTTATTTTAAGAGGACATAAATGCCTATGTCGTTTTGTTGCTTTCTTCAGTTTACATTATACCGCACCTAAAACGGAAAAACGGACAAATTTACCAATGGTGGCGGTTGCACATTTTTCTTATGTTGTCGGGGGTATTGATTCCGCCTGTATCGGCTGCAATCTTTGCCCAGCTGTATTTTAAGCCGAGGTGCATAAACAGGCAGTTTTCCACAAAATCATCCCGTGAGAGGCTATTCAGAGCCGAGTTTCTGCGGATTTCAAGGTTCTGAATATCACGCTGAATATCGGCAATCTGCACCACCGCATTGCCCACTCTGTCGGATGTCTGACCTGACGGAACAATTCGTTCACCCAGCGTCACCGCCGTGTTGTCCGCCTCAGCCTGAATCCGTGCCATTTTCGCCCTGAGCCGTGAAATCTCTCTGTTAATGTCCTTAATTTCTCTCGCTGTCAATCCGTATCTACCTCGCTTTCAAGCCAGTGTTTCGTGCAGTCAATACAACTGTTATTAAATTGCTTTTCCATAGGACAGCCGACATATGGAGTGCCGTACGGGCAGTCGAAAAAACTCATACAACTCCGAGCCATTTCGTCAATTGACATCTGTTTGATTTTTTCAAAGTTTGTCATTGCCTTTTACGCTCTCCTTTTTCGACAATAATTCGGCAATAAGATGTAAGCCTTTGTAACAATCATCACATAGTTGTATTTTAATTTTTCTCTTGCTTTCGATAGGAATCACAATCCCACTACTGCAATCAGTATCCATCATCCTTACATAAAACTCCTTCATTTTAACTGTGTACGGATTTGAAATAACTTTGTTACAGCAATCGCACTGATAAACTCTCATTTACTTTCACTCTCCTCAACAGGCTGATTCCAGCATTCAATGCAGGTTTTTCTACAATCATGCTTATTCATCAGCCCTAAGTCATACGGACAAACTGAATTAGGGATTCCATCACCATTGACTACTGCACGGGGATAATTCTTCAAGAACTCCGTAACAAATGTCTTTTGCGAATGTTCATCACTCCACTTTTGTACAAGTGCAATTGCTTTTTCAGGATAGAGCATTTCAAAACCTGTACATGATAGCCCTTTATTGTTATTTACACTACATAAAGGACAGTTAGAACAGCCAAGTTTACATAGCCCATTCTCTGCTCTTTTCGTCATCCTCAGCTTTTCAGCGAAATAATTCTCTGTTTTAGAGCAATCAATCATTTTCTTCATTCTCCTTCAAAATTAACAACTTTTCCGTTGTCGGTATAGTCCCGTTTGTCAAATTCAAGTTTCAGCTTGTCGATGACAACCCTGTCGATATGCTCCCAAAACACTTCGTCAGTGTCGGAGTGTTCGACTATCTCGGTCATCGACCTCAAAGCTTTCGCACATCTGTCACGATCAAAGCCGAAATCCTTATACAAGGCATACAGCATTGTTTTAAATACTCTGCGTGTGATGTCTTTGTTTTCTTTCTCTCGGATCTGTTCATATGCGCTTTTTGCAATCCGTTCAGCTTCCTGTTTAAGCTGTTTCGGGATCTTAGGTGGTATTCTCGCTTTCAATGCTTTCTCTCCTTTCGTCAATCTTATCAAGTGCAGTTACAATCAACGAGCTTTTGGCTTTGGTGTCCATAAGCTCTGCCTGATAGTAAAACCGACCCGTTGTATTCCGTCTGATGATACAGCCTTTCAGAACGTATTCTGCACCGTTGTACAGCACAACTCTTTCAAGGTTGCGTTTAACTTCCGAAATATTCACAGCATTTCCACCTCGATGTAAATACCCGGAACATCCGCCCAAAACTTTTCGCATATCTCACTTGCGACAAGTGCGTCATCAGACCAAAAGCCGAGAGCGGTCATACAGTCTTTTAGCATTTTTTGCAGATTGTCTGTGTCGGGCTTTGTTATACGATATTCGCCGTCCTGATGTTTACCGCGAGGGAAGCACCACTTTGTTATCAACCTGACAGCCGACTCGTACGGTTCTGACGGTTTAAACTTTGCCAAATGTGATGTGAGCTTTTCTCTTGCCTGTTTAACCTCGGGCGGATTATAAAAAACAGGTTTGCCGTTTTTTACCATAACCTTATGTTCCTGTGCAGTTACGGTCGGCGGTATCATCGCCATAAAAAAATCCATTTTTATATTTCACTCCTTTAAAGCATTAAAGTTACTTTTAATTTTTGAATTTTGCTTTTAGTCACAGGTCAGGGGAAGGAGTTGTTGTGCGTAAGCTTCGCACAACTACTTCACCCCTGTGACCTTAGGGAACGGAAATACTCCTATATATATAGAATATATATATAGGGTTTTTCTTTCCCTCGGAAAATCTCGAGAAAAAAGTCATTTTCCGTCATTTTTAGAAAAGGAAAATCTCGGGAAATTTTCCCTATTTTCCCTCACGGAAAGAGAAAATCTCGATAAAATTTTCCTTCCAAATTTGACGGAAAGGGAAAATTTATTCGACTTTTTCCTTTTCCCTCAATCCTGTTTTACCGCCGTCAATCCAAAATCCGCCGTGTTCTTTTAGTCGATTTCGGACTGTTTTTTCGGTAACTCCAAGATATGTAGCAATGTCATTTATATCTGCCTGACCGTTATTTTCTTCTGCAGTAAACGCTGTCATAATAGATTCTGAGCGTTCTTTTTTGCGTTCCGATTCACTTTTTTTCTTGCTGAAATTCTTTTTGTAGGGCGAGCCATTGATGTTTAAATCGCCCTCAAAATTACAGTCTTTCAACACACCTGTTGCGTCCGATTTGTGTATCGGATAATCAAACCAAAGGTTAAGTGCATCAAATGCCGGAAACTCTCGCAGAGTACCCTCTATTCTCCACGCTGACATCCCTTTTACGGTTTTTTCGGCACGGGCAATATCTGACATCATCAACTTAAAAAACTGTTCAGGAAGCGTTTTGCGTGCGATGTCAATCATATTATTTGACATTACCAAATCGTCCTGCGAACACACTTCACTGATTTTGTTGAAGCGACCTATCCAGTCTTTGCAGATTTTACAGGTTCTTTCATCCTTTTGCTGTTTCATCAAATCATCGCTGATTTCAAGTCTTGTAAGGTCAAGGAGTGCGTCAGGGTCACGAGCGAAAACACCCGAGCCCGAAACTCTGTCCATTGACTTTTTACCGCCCTGAGCACCTTTTGAATGGTGGTGACAGTAGATTACCGCACATCCGATTTCTGTGCATACCTTGTCAAACTGGTTGCAGAAGTGTGCCATTTGGTCCGCACTGTTCTCATCACCTGTAATAACCTTGTATATCGGGTCAATCACAACAGCTATAAAGTTGCCTTTTAAAGCTCTGCGTATGAGCATAGGTGCTAACTTATCCATAGGCACGGACTTGCCACGCAAGTTCCAAATATCAATTCTGTTTAAGTTTTTTGGTTCAAGTCCAAGTGCTTCATATACATCCTTGAATCTGTGAAAACAGGACGCACGGTCAAGTTCAAGATTCACATACAAGACATTGCCCTGCGCACACTTAAAGCCGAACCATTCTGTTCCCTCGGCAATTGCAATACACAATTCGATAAGACCAAATGACTTACCTGCTTTTGAGGGTCCGCCGAGGAGCATTTTATGCCCCTGTCGCAATACTCCCTCAATCAGAGGCGGAGCAAGTTCGGGAGGATTTTCAAAAAAATCTGCGAGGTTGTCAAGGTCGGGCAAGTCATCGTTGATACTTTCCACCCAGTCTTTCCACTCGGCAAAATCGGATTTACCGATATTGGTGTCAATGATAAACTGCTTTTTGCCGTTGCGGATAACACCGGGCATACGGCTCAGCCTTGACGGATTGCGGTTCTGCTTGTCGATTTCAAAGCCGTTTTTATGGCATACATTGTAGAGATAATCAACTCTTTTGCGGTATTCGTCATAGTTTGCGGCATCAATCTTAACGATAGCGTGGACTGATTTTCCGCCCGAATAAACAAGCACCGCAACAGGCAATTCAAGTTCTCTGATGATTGCATTTTGTTCTTCAAGAGCCATACAATCAGATTCCACGAGAGCATAACGATAATCGGTTACATTCTCATTTTTTACACCCTTGCCGTCCAATGGGTTGAACCTTATCCACGCTCCTGCTTCAGGCTTGTAATCACCGAATACATTTGATATATCACCGTCACAATTGTTGAGAGCGGCAATAAGCTCACCTGCCGTACGGTCACAACTGCCCTTTGTGGGCAGATATTTAACCTTGCCGTTATCGTTCTTCTCCCAAGTTTCGGTTACATAGCCGACATTTTCGGAGCTGTCAAAGAGGGTTTCGAGGTAGGTTACAATTTCATTTACAGGATTCCAGTTTGCAGGCTCGTGAAACTTTACACCCTCACAGGCTGTTACTCCGATATCGCCCTGTTCAAAAGTAATTTCATCATCCCAGCCGAGTTCTTTCGATTCACGAAAAGTCATCCCCCTGTCTTTAGCCATTTGGACTATTGTGCCTGCTGTGACAGGTGAAGCAGAGCCGTTAAAGCTCTGCCATTTCTTTTCACACTCACCATTGTGATAGCGGTTGTCTGCTCTGCTCCAATCGTCCCAGTCCTTTACGCTGTATCCCTCTTGTTTGAGTGCCATTCCGACATTTACCCAGTCTTGGTAGTCAAGCTCTGACGGACTGATGTATTCAAGTGCATTAAGTAAGTCCAACCGTATTCACCTCGCTTTGCGGTACATATGTTTTCGGGTTAATGTTTTTCGGAGTTCTCCAACCGTTTGCGGCAATCCTTGAAATCAAAGCTGACGCTTCGTCAAACTGCCATTTGCCCACGTGCTGAAAACCTCTGCTTTCAAGCATACGGATTTGTTTAGGTGTGGTTAAGCCCTCAATTCTTCGCTTTTCGAGCCTGTCAAGAATAAGTTTTGCTTTGCCGGCACTCTGAATTTCATCAGGGAATATTCCGAGCTTTTCAAGCTTTGCTTTCTGTTTGTCTGTAGGCGGAGAACACTCCCAGCCGAATGCAGGAACATATCCTGCAAGGTCCTGCGCCTGAATTGACATTTCGTACTGCAACGGATCTACAAGTTTGCGTTTGCGTGTTCGCATTTCCGCAAGCTGATTTGCAAGCGCCTCTTCACGCTGAGCAACAACATCTTCACTTGCTTTTTCCTCCGCTTCTTCAATGTCAATCGGATAACCTGCCTGTTCTGATAAGTTTTCGGTCATCTTTTGTGCGACCTCTTCGTTATCGCAAATGAGATGTGCAGGTCTGCAAAGCTCGTGTCGCTCTGTATGCCATAAAAAGTCGAGTAGCAAAAGCTCCGTCTTGTTTGGAGCAAGTCTTGTACCTCTGCCGACCATTTGGCAGTAAAGCCCACGCACCTTTGTAGGTCTTAAAACAACAACGCAGTCAACACTTGGGCAGTCCCAACCCTCGGTTAAAAGCATTGAGTTACACAAGACATTGTATTTATCGTTTTCAAAGTCCTGCAATATCTCTGCTCTGTCCTCGCTGTTACCGTTTACCTCTGCCGCTTTAAAGCCTTTTTCGTTCAAAATATCTCTAAATTTCTGCGATGTTTTTACAAGTGGTAAAAACACAACAGTTTTACGGTCCTTACAGTATTTTTTCATTTCCTCGGCAATCTGATAAAGATACGGATCAAGTGCCGTGTCAATGTCGCTTGCTTTAAAATCTCCTGCCTGTGTGGCAACTCCCGAAAGGTCAAGTGTAAGCGGTATTGTCACAGCTTTAATCGGTGACAAATACCCCTCTTTGATAGCCTTAGGGAGTGTGTATTCATACGCAAGCGAATCAAATACTGTTCCTAAATTTTTCATATCTCCTCGGTCGGGTGTTGCGGTAACACCCAACACTTTTGCATTGTCAAAATGTTCAAGCACACGCTGATAGCTGTCGCTGATTGAGTGATGTGCTTCATCAATGATGATTGTGTCAAAATAATCGCTATCAAATTTTGACAGTCTTTTCTCACGCATAAGCGTCTGTACAGAGCCTACAACAACCCTGTTCCACGAACCTATGCAACTTTGCTCGGCTTTTTCAACCGACGAATTAAGTCCTGTTGCTTTTTGAATTTTGTCCGCCGCTTGGTCGAGCAATTCTCCACGATGAGCAAGTATCAGCACCCTGTCACCTCGACGGACACATTCTTCGGTGATTTTTGCAAAAACTATCGTCTTGCCACAGCCTGTAGGCAAGACAAGTAATGTTTTTAAATTGCCGCTTTCCCACTCGGAGAAAACGGCATTCTTTGCTTCATTCTGATACGGTCGAAGTTGCATTAAAAGCTACCCGGTGTCCAGTTATTCGGCATCGCAGTATTTGGCGTTGCAGGCTGTGTGTTATACTGCGGCGGATATGTAGGCTGTACATACTGCTGAGGTGCAGACTGTGCTACGGCAGGCGATATCGTTGTCACCTGTTCATCGTAGGCATAAAAATACTTGATGTCATTTGTTACGCCCTCTGTGCCGTCATTCTTGACATATTTGCGGATGATAACCTGACATTTACCTTTTTTACCGATAATGCCTGTCCAGTCCATACGGAGCGGTTCGCCGTGTTTTTTCATTGACACGGACAAAAAGAGCTGTGACAGCTTCCATTCAAGCGAGGAGTGCAGTACGAAATTAACTGTAATTTCTCGCTTGTCATCTGCTCCCCACACATCAAAAGTCACTTTTGCCATATTGCATGGTGGCAGTTTGCCTTTACCCTGTGAGCGAGCACGCTCAACCTTTGCTACTGTAAAATCATAATCACCCTCGGGGAGCGGTTCATAATTTCCGCCCTCTTCGGTTATTTCGTCGTTCCAACCAAATTCTCTATCCATTTATACATATTCCTTTCTTATTAAAATGGTAAGTCACGGTTGCTCTGTATCACTTCAAACACCTTATTCCACGCTCCCACAAGGCAACCGTTAATAAATCGTGGGTCATAGTTTGTAATCGGTGTATCGTAAGGGTAGTGTCCCTGTGTAAACACCGCCTGTCTGATTTCGCTTTCATCAACACCGTTAGCTCTCATAAGGTCGGCAAGAGCTTTTGGTATGCCCTCGGGAATATTGACAGATTTATCATTCTGTATCTGAGGTGTTGACAGCGGTACAGATTCGGGAGCTTTTTTGATCTGCGTAGGTTGTGGTACAGGCTGTGTCGCAGGCTCTGCCTTAGGTGGCTGAGGTATCGGATTCTGCGGAACAGGAGCGTTATTTGCAGGTGCAACATCATTAAAAATATGGGCAATGCCTGCGTAGCTAAAGTCCATTTCTTCGGGTAGTCCGTGACGATTCTTTGCGTCCCAACAGGGATGATGAAGCGTATACATTACTCTTCCTCCGCCCTGCGCTTTGTACTTTCTGCCGTCTTTGTCGGTTGCTACCGCTACTGTTTTATAGTTTGCGAAAAGCACCATATCCGCCCATTCTTTTACAAGCGGAGAAATCTGTGAAGCAGTCTTTTTACCGAGTTTTAGCTCCCAACGGTCATATTCACCGATTTCATCAGGCTGTGAAAACTTGCGGAGCTGTGCGTGTGCGGTAAGCACAACATTGATACCTCTGTCAATCAAATCTTCAAGGCTGTTCAAAAATCTGCCGAACTCCTCTTTTTCGTAAACATATCCGTTTCCGTAACCGAAATCTTCAATACCTTTTTTGCCGTACTTTGAGCAAATATCATCAATACAAAGCTGTTCTGCCCAGTCGATTGTGTCAATGACAACCGTCTTGCATACAGTCGGATTGCTTTTGATATATTCAAGCTGACTCTTTAGCATGGTCCACGATGTCGGCTTATCCATTCTCGCAACATCAAGGTTTTTTGTGCTACCCTCCGTGTCGATAAACAGAGGATTCGGAAACTGCGAAGCAAAGGTTGACTTGCCAATACCCTCAGAACCGTAAATTACAACTTTTTGCGCCGACTTGATTTTACCTCTTGTGATGTTCATTTATCTCACCCCCTGTACATCTGAAAAATTGATTTTATTACCGTCAACATCAATGACAACATAGTCGATTGCGTAGTTGAGCAGTTCGTTTGTCAAATCCTGTATTGACTTGCCTGTCATACCTGCAATCAAAACAATTCTTGAATAGTTTTCAGGCATAATCTTGACCTTGGTATAACCGCAGGCAAGCTCTCTGTGCGGATTGCATTTGATTACACATTCATTTGTATTTGTTTTTGCTGTTGTTTTAGCTGTAGTTCTTGTAGCCATAATTAAAACTCTCCTTCTGTCCAAGTCGGTGTTGTAACAGGTACGGTTGTTTCGGACTTAATATAGCCGTCCTCAATGATTATTGAACATTCATCGCCGTTTGAAACTCTTGTTGCAATAGCCTGCAATCCCTCTGATTCAAGCCATTTTGCAAAGTCTTTGAGTGTGTCGGTATCCATTTGTTCGAGCTTGTCAAGCAGGACAAATCCGCATTCGGGATTGAGCTTGCGAACAATTGCCGTAGCGACACGAAGCTGTTCCGAACCGCTCATGTTGTCCCACTTAAAACCGTTATATGTAAGCTCGCCCTTTTCAACAGATAAGCCGTCAAGGGGCAAGTTTGCGTTGTTGAGCAAGTCATATTTTGTTTTGCGGATTTCTTCAAGCTGTGCCGTCATATCGGCGTACTTGCCGTAATATTCCTTTGCGTCCTCATCAGCTTTCGCTTTATCGAGGTTGGCTCTGACTTTGCGGTTAATTTCGTCAATCTCGGTAATGTTTCTTTCAAGCTCTGCCGTGCTTTCATCGTGCAGTTCGGCAACGGTCTTTCTGCTCTGTTCAAGCTGTGCAAGCACTTTTGTAAGTTCGGAATTGTATTTTCTCAAATCCTCGTTAAGCCTGTTGATTTCGCTCTGCAAATTGTTGGCACGGCTTTCAAGGTTATCTTTTTCTGCTCTCAGACGGTTATTTTCACCGTTGCGTGCAAGAATTTCCTGCTGTTTATTGATAAGTTCAGAGGCTGACACAGGTTCGTTCGGCACGCCTTCGTATTCGGGCATTTCGGCGGCAAACTTTTTCTTTTGGTCTGCAATCTGACCGATAGCACGGCGCTCGTTATACACCTGTGTTTCCTGCGTTTCAAGCTCGTAAACTCTGTTGCCTACACCGATAATCTGCAGGAGCGTGTCGGCCTTTTCCTTGCCGGTTGCATTCATAAATTTCGGCAGGTCAAGAGCAAAGTTACTGACAAATGCGTCAAGCAAAGCCTGTCCGCCTTTGTTGCCTGCGGTGTCAATCACTTTAAGGCTGCTGTTCTTACCGCTACGCTCCACAACAATACCGTTTGAGAGCTTGATTTTGAGATGTGGCGGAATTGTTGAACCCTCACGGTACGGAGCAGACGGAGCGAAACGATTACCGCCGAGAGCCCACGCAATTGCGTCAAGAACAGATGTCTTGCCCTGTCCGTTTTTACCGCCCAACACGGTAAGTCCGTTTTCGGTCGGTTCATAAGCAACCGCCTTTACTCTTTTTACATTTTCGATTTCAAAAGCTGATATTTTTACTGACATATTAAAGTCCTCCTTGACAATTCGCTTAAAATTGTCTATCATTTAATTAAGGTATTTTTCTTTGTCCGTTGAGGCTTTGCAGAGCTTCAGCGGATTTTTCTTTTTTAGTTGACATTTGAAACACCCATACATTCAAAATTGAATGCTTCGGATTCAGGCGTTTCAAGGACTTTGAGCTTGCGGGCAAGTTCTGCGTTTTTCGCTCTTTCGGCAACATATAAGGCTGTCACCTTGTTAAGCTTTGCTTTTGTTTTTTCAAGACGGCTGTTCGCAATGTCACGCTCCTGCTCGGTGCTTGCAAGACTTTTTTGCGTGTATTTAAGCTGGTCTTTGCTGTCACGGTATTTTTTTCTAAGCGACCTTTTTGTTTCTAAATCTTTAAATGCCATTTGTTATACTCCTTTCAACGGGTTTGAACCGAGAATATAATTGAGAAACGGTATTCTCGGAATACGGATAGATGTGCCGACTACAATTACATTGAATCCCAATTTTTCGGGTTCGTCCTTTGCCTGTTCACGCAAGTTTTGCGGAGCAACTCCAATAGCCTTTGCGGCATCTTCCGAGAGCAGATAGACATCACTGCTATCCATAATTTCTTTGATTTTTTTGTTCATCTGAACTGTGTCCATATGTACACCTCCTTACTTTACTTTTTCAACCTTGACGCCTTCCTGAATTTCAATTCTCGGCAGGGCAAACTCAATGCACATTCTCGCAAGCTGTGAGATGTAAATTCCTGTCTTGTCCGAAATCTCGTTAAGCTCCTTGAGCGTGTCATTATCAACAACCGCTCTGATTGTGTTGCCCTCTTTAGGTGTCAATGGCTTTACGATTGGTACAATCAATCTGTCTGACATATAAACTCCTCCTAAAAATAAATATTACTCATCATCTGATTTTGGAAAATGATAATGATAGATTGTGTTGCCGTTAATATCAGTTTCAATTGTGCAGTCACCTCTGTAATCGTTTTTCAGCAGATTCATAAATTCTGCGATTTCATCGGGTGTGCCTGTTATCTGCATTGTTATCACCTGCTTTCTGTTTTACCTATCTTGATTTCTACACCTAAAGCCGTTAAGAGCCTGTCGGCATTTTCAAGAGAAATGCTCTTTTTGCCTTTTTCCCAATACTGAATAGCTCTTTTAGTAAAGCCCGATTTCTTAGCAAGCTCACTTTGCGAAAAACCTTTCTGTTTTCTGCTTTTGAGCAAGATTTCAGCAAATTCATTGATGTGCATTGATTTCACCAACTTTCTATGATATACTATATGTAGTGATGAACGGCAATTCATTACACTATATAATGAAAGGGGTCTTTGCTTATCAAAAAGACAATTTATAACTGCGAATCATTGAACGATAACCTTAGTGAGAAAAATCTTGAAATCGAATATCCGTCAGTCTGTCCTATGTGTCACAAATCTGGCGACCCCTCGTATTTAAGCTCCTACTATATTGACGATGAACATACTTCTCCAAATCTTTTCGTTCATTTCTTCTGTCACAATTGTGAAAAAACATTTTTAGGTAATTATCATATAGGTCCTTACTATGATATAACTGACCTAAGAGGATTTGAGCCGGTTTATGATGTTGAAGAACGAGAGTTTCCTAAACACATAAAAGACTTATCCCCTGATTTTTGTAGCATTTACAATCAGGCTTATGCTTCCGAACAGTACGAATTAAAAGATATTTCAGGTATGGCTTACAGAAAAGCCTTAGAGTTCTTAGTAAAGGATTACGCAATAATGTTACAGCCGAACAATAAAGACAATATCGTTAAAGCACCATTATCAAGATGTATCAATGATTACATTGATAACAACAGAATCAAAAAATTAGCAGTAGCCTCTGCTTGGCTTGGTAATGATGAAACACATTACGAACGAAAATTCAAAGATTATAATATTGATAACTTAGTCGAATTTATAAACGCTATTGTTTCTTTCATAGATTCTGATATATCCGCTGTCAATGCAGAAAGAATGATAGAAGATAACTAATTATCCTTATCTGTTGAGAACTTAAAACTAAAATTGAAGAATTCAAGCTGATTGATTGTATCCTGCAATTCGTCAGCTTGTTTTTTTGCCTTTTTTATAAGGCTTTCAAACTCCTGCAAATTTGTAGCCGATATATTAAGCACTCCTTCATTTGAATAGTTGCCTATCATTTTATTTTTCATCTTCTTCACCTCTTTTCAGCTAAGTCCGTTTAATGGGACTGTGATTGTGGTATTATTGATTGTGTGTGGTGGTGTTTTAGGCTCTGGCAGTTTGTACAGGATTTCTTGTTCTGCCAAGCAAATAATCAACCGAACAATCAAACAAATCTGCCATTTTCATAAGAACAGAAACAGGAATATTTCCGCTTTCAAGCCAGTTATAATAGGTTTTTCTTTCCTTGTAGCCAAGGCGACTGATTATCTCTGTTTGCGATAAACCCATACGAACCCTTTCTGCTTCAATATTCGGGTATTTGTAGTTTTCATTCATCATTTATCATCTCCTTTCGATTCAATGTACACGATTTGTGCGTACAAGTAAATTATATACGCAGTTTGTGTATATGTCAATGAGGTTAAACAAAAAATATTGCACAATATGTGTATAGATTTTTTGTGTATTTCTACAAATCGTGAATATTCAATTGACTTTTGTTACTCAATATGTGTATAATCAATACAAGGAAGTGATTATATGTTTAGAATAAAAGAATTGAGAACCGAAAAGGGACTAAGTATGCGACAAACTGCCCTTGAACTCGGTATCCCTTACACCACATATATTTCATACGAAAAAGAAGCCAGAGAACCTAATTCCGAAACCTTAATCAAGTTAGCTGATTATTTCGGATGTTCTGTTGACTACTTAATCGGTAGGAGCAATCAAAGCAGTATTGAAAACGAAAACAGCGACATTAAAAATATTCAGTATGCCGCTTACGAAGCTCTTGGTGATGAATCAGAAGAATTTCAGCAGGATATTTTGGATTACATAAATTACAAAAAAGCTCAGAAAAAGAAAGACGATTGAATGAAAACACTTTTAAATATCTATGAAGAATGCGATAAAAGTGGTGTTGATGTTGATTATTTTCCTATGCGTGAAGCAAAAGCATTAGCCTTCAAAGAGGGTTGGATTGCAATAGATGCTGACAAAATAGAAAGCAATGCCGAGGAAATGGTAATGCTTGCACATGAGCTATCACACTTTGAAACGGGAAGTTTTTACAACATTTTCTCACCGCTTGATGTCAAAGCGAAACACGAACGAAAAGCTCAAAAACACACAATAAAAAAGCTCATCCCTTTGGACGAGCTGAAAGAAGCGGTTCACAACGGCATAGCAGAGCCGTGGGAACTTGCCGAATATTTTAATGTCACAAATAAATTTATGGTTGAAGCAATGGAATTTTACAGAGATAATTTATTGATTTGATAATAAAAAAGACCGCCCACAGCTGGCACTATGAGCGGTCAAGTAGGAATAAAAAGTGTTCAGTTTCTTCACTCCTAACAAAATTATATAATATATTATCATATTATGTCAATATAGGGAGTGAATTTTATGTCGTTGAAAACAATAAAAAAGACAATTTATTTTTTCAAAACTGTCCCCGAGTGTACCCTTTTTGCAGGAGGCGATAGTGATACCGATGTATTACGAAAAATGTTTTCAAAAAGATTTCCAAAAACAGGGGTATATAAATCGCGTGATGATCAATATGGAATTGAAATACTTTCATTTAATGACAATTACATATTTGGGACTTTTCTTAAAAAAGATGATTCAACAAATAAATTTATGAAATTAACACTTGTAAAAAATGATACACCTGAAGAAATAGATTTTAATAGTCAAAAGGTAATATTTGAATATTACTCGTTCTTCTATGTTGATTTAAACAAGTGTATGACTTCGATAATATCTAATAAACAATCAGGAAAATTTACTGATATTATAAATCAATTTCTCTTTGAGGAAAGTTATCACATTTACTTTTTCCCCTATACTGTAGATTCCATAGATGACGCTATTAAGAAGTTTTCAAAAGTAAAAGCTATTGAGGCGGCATACAATCCTGCTGAATCAGAACGCACTTTTAAAACTATGCAACAATATAATGAGGATAATTCTATTGAAGTAAGTAAATTAGAATTTAAAATAAAAATTAAACATACCGGTGCAAATTTTCCAGATGTTTTGAAGCAAATATCTGCAGAAAGTGAGAAATACAAAAAATACAAGATAGTAGGAGATTCACAGGACGGTATCGAACAGATCTTTGATATTTTGGGAAAGGTGCTTTATAGAAGTGCTCAAATTGAAATAGATGGCAGCCCTACAAAAAATATAGATTTTATTAAAAAAACATTTGAAAAAGAAATCCAATTACTTTATAATCAAGCAAACAGCTAAGTTAGGTTACAAAGAATTTTTGATTATAAGGTTATATAGATAATACATTGCCGCTAACACTTCAAGACTACCTGCTATAAAGCCATACATTCCAATATAATTCATAGCAGTTGTATCGCAAACCCAAGATATAATAGGTATCATAAAAAATATTGTTCCAAATAAAATAATTTTCATAAATATTTTGTGATGACCATATTTAATAAACCAACTTTTGAATTTACTATCGGAAGGTAGCGCTAAATATACGGTTGCCGCTGTTAGTAAAAATCCTACAAAAGTACCCGAAATTCCAGCTAAATTACTTGCATTTGAATTATTAGTAAAGAATTTTTCTATGAAACAAAATTTCATATCACAGAAAATAACAACAATTATAGGAGATAAAACTGAAACATAAATATATTTAAATACTACTATGTTAAATATATTTTTTAATTTTTTCACACAACTCACCCCCTATTCTTATTATAATGATTTTCATCTGTTTGTATATACAATTCAAATAAAAATCACGAAAAAAGGAGTGTAAACAATGGCTTTTGGTGATAATTTAAAAAGGCTCAGAACCAATAAAGAATTCACTCAAGAATATTTGGGCAAGGTATTATGCCTTAGCCGCACAACGATTTCTAATTATGAAAAAGGTAAAATGCAACCGTCAATTGAAACTTTGATTAAATTATCAGAAATATTTAATGTCACAGTTGATGAGTTGATAAAGCAATAAAAAAACCGCCCTGCTCGACTGGTCCTCGAACAGAGCGGAATCATCCACACAGGGTGCAGATGATACGATTAAAACGCAAGATAATTGTATCACATTCCCTTGTGTTTTTCAAGTAATCTAAAGCACAAGGGATTTTTGCACCCTTTTTTAAGCAAAAGGAGTGTATAAAATGAAACTGCCTAACGGCTACGGCTCTGTTTATAAGCTGAGCGGAAACAGGCGCAATCCGTGGGTTGCCTGCGTGACAATAGGCTACAACAAAGAAACACGCAATCAGGAACGCAGAGTTATAGGATACTTTCCCAACAAGCCGAAAGCTCTGAACGCTCTTGCTGATTACAATCAAAACCCGTTTGATGTTGATTCGGCAAGACGCACTTTTTCAGAAATTCATGAACTTTGGTACAAGGAGTTCATCACCGAAGACACAAATCCGAACACCAAAAGACAGTATAATGCGGCATACAAACAATGCTCAATGTTATACAATCGCAAGATGTCCGATATAAAAATCATTGATATGCAACGAGTTCTCGACAACTGCAACAACGGTTATCAATCGGTTAGGCGAATTAAAATTCTGTTGAACAAAATCTACGAATACTGCATATTTCACGATATGCTCCATAACAATCTTGCAGAAAAATTGAAAATCAATGCCAAGTCAGATGAAACAAAACGAGCACGCAGGGAGTTTTCGGAAAGCGAAATAAATCTTTTGTGGGAATATTCAAATCTTGATTCGGTAAAAATAGTGCTTATGCTGATTTATTCGGGAGTGCGTGTGTCCGAATTGCTCGACCTAAAAATTTCAAATGTAAACCTTGACGAACAGACTTTCTTTGTTGAAAGTTCAAAGACCGATTCAGGTGTACGAACCGTACCTATAGCAAACAAAGTATTGCCGTTTTGGCAGAAATTCATCAGCGATTCTCAATGTGGATATGTTCTGAATAATACCAATGGCAAGCCGCTGAAATACGATAACTTTAAACGCAACTACTGGACACCTCTGCAAAATGATTTAGGATTTGACCACACCATACACGAAACAAGACACACCTGCATTTCAATGCTTGTATCGGCAAATGTGAACCACACAATCATCAAAAAAATAGTCGGTCACAAGTCGAAAATGGACTTGACCGAAAAGGTTTACACCCACATTAACCCAAAAGAATTAGTGAACGCAATCAACAAAATATAGTCCTATATTATCCTGAATTGTTCATAATTATGTTCCGTAGCTTACATATAGCTAACAAAATCCCCCATTTTCCCCATTCCTATCCCCCTTGCAAGTTACCTGCACCAGTAAAGGTGGTTTTTTAACCGCCTTTTATTTTTTGCAAAAATTACTTAAAATGCCTTAAAAGTGGCTTAAACACTGGGTTTTTGAGATTTCAAAAATTCAGTTGAGTAATTTTAAATTAAGTTAAAACAAGATAAAATGCAGTCAAACTTACTGTCAAACTTACTGTCATTTCAGTTTGCCTGCCGATTTTCAAGGAAACAAGATAATATATTTTTAAATTTTATTACACCGTAACACAAAAGATTTTTCTATTATTAAAACAACAAAGAGGTTAAGCAATTTTTTCCAATGCTTAACCTCTTTTTTTATTTTGTTGATTACAAAGCATTCCCATACCATAACAATCCTCTATATTTTTGTTCTCAATTAACATTATGCTTCATCACCTACAAAACTGCATATTGTCATCTTAATACCTCTTTTCTATTTTAAATATAATTACTTTCTAAAGATACTATTTAAAAGTGTACAACATATAAAGCACAATCGCTAAACATAGTATTCCACCTACAAGCACTAATACACTGCAAGCCACACTATGGTTGCCCCTCTTATACCAATCATTTAAATTTAACACACACGAAGTTACTACTACTATTAAATAATCAAACAACAGTATTAAACAATCATCAATACCCATATACTCTTCAACATTATTGTTGTTTTACTTTTAAAACCATCCGTCATTATAATTCTTTAAACAAGATTAATAAAATTCTTAACAACAATACATTTCTTAACTCTCGCAAAATCAAACTATACTCCAATAAATTTTACAAATTACTGAAATACATAAATAGCAATAAACATTAACACCATAGCTACTAAGAAAGAAATAATTACCAAGATACCTAAAAAGCTATTCCTACCATAAGTTATACTATATAAATGATTCTCATATGTCGCTACCAAAGCTACAAGAAAAAACACTACAAGGAAAATATATAAAATTATCATAAGTACAACCACACCTTTACTTTTATTTCTATTATATTTTACCATATATTATAATTAAATTGAATACTTTCTTTAGTATAATATTTATTTTTAGCATAGAAAAAGAGGGTTCATAAAGAACCCTCTCTTCCCAATAATTATTTTAAGGATTTACTCTTGCTATCAAATTTAATCATCTGTACTCATAGTGACCGCCGTCTTTGACTTTCTCGTCATAGGCTTCTTTCCAATAGCCGTCTTCTACTGTTTTGGTTCCTGTTTTTACATACTCTTTCTCATAATGATATGCCCCTGCACCATTTTCTTCTGCTTCCCAAAGAAGATGCTTCTTTCTCAGGTTAGCATCTGCTAACTTCATACCGCAATTATTACATACATTGTATCCTACCCATCCATATACATCTTCTTCGTGAGTACCTGTTACAATCCACTCTCTTTCGTGGTGTACTGTTTTATAATCATCTACCCATACCTTCTGCTTTGGCTTTTCTGTAGGTGTTTCAGTCTTTGATGACTCACTTGGCTTAGACGCTGGCTTCTGGTTATTACTTGAAGAATTGCTTGGCTTCGCTGGCTTCTGGTTATTACTTGAAGAGTTGCTCGGCTTAGATGCTGGCTTCTTGTCGTTATCAGATGTATTTGTCTTTGAAGTGTTGTCTTTCTTAGTATCTTCTTTCTTTTCGGTGTTACCCTTGTTGCTGTTATTGTTGTTAGAT